TTATAGGGCGAGCCCGCCGCGGCTTGGCTATGCAGCCCGTAACTGTCGAATCTTATTCCGATTTTGTTGAAATGTTCGGTGATACCGTTCCGGGTTTTGGCGGAGGAGACATCTCCCGATATGGAAACCTTCAGTCTCCCATGTATGGAACTTACGCCGCAAAGGCGTTCCTGAGGCCAGGTGTTGCCCCTCTTACTTATATTAGACTACTTGGGCAGCAGACCTCCCAGGGAAGCTCAACGGGTGGCGATGCGGGAGCGGGGTGGAAAACTTTAAAGGGCCCCGATGCAGCAGTCGCTAGTAACGGGGGCGCATATGGCCTCTGGCTATTCACATCCGCTTCAACTCCTGCGGTAAACTTGGGGACTGGTAGTCTCGCAGCTGTATGGTACCTCAGCCAGGGTAATATTTACATAAGTGGGTCCGTGTATGGAGGTTCGGTTCCTATTCGAGCCGCCGCCGTCCCCGGCGCTGGAAACGGAGTAGGATTTGCTGGAACTACCGGGTCTAACAATGTCATCATTGGAACGGATAGTGAGAATCTTTTTACGCTTGTGATTAGCGGGGGCGTCGGCGCCGGCGAAAAAATACGATTTGGTTTTGACGACTCAAAGGGCACCTTTGTTCGTAAAGTATTTAATACTAATCCCCAATTGGTTAGTTCTTCGACCTTTTATGCTGATACTACTGAAACAGCCAAAAGCTATTGGCTCGGTGAAACTTATGAACAAGAATTGCGTGATCGCGGTTTAACCACGGCTAGCATCGGCGTTATGATGGCAATTTCTAATGGAGCCAGCGTGGGTCCATGGGATATGGAATCTCAAGCATCGATTGAAGCAGCTGCCGGCTGGTTTGTTGGCCAAGATTTGGGACAGGGTGCCTCTTATGTACCCTTTAGAGCACAGAAGCTTTTCCGCTTAGTGGGTCGGGGACACGGAGAATGGTTGCAGAAAAACTGCAAAGTTTCAATCTCGAACATTCGTCAGTCCACCACTACTGTTAGCGAATATGGAACTTTCTCCGTTGTTATTCGCAGCCTTACAGATACGGATAACAATGTTCAAGTTATGGAGAGATACGATAATTTGAGTTTAGATCCCACATCTCCCCATTATGTGGCTCGCGTAATTGGCGATAAATATGGAAAATGGAGCACGAGCGACAAGAGGCTCAAGACATACGGAGAATATAACAATAATTCTAAGTTTGTTTATGTAGAAATGAATGCGGATGTAGATGCTGGCGCTACTGATCCTACCCTTTTACCTTTTGGTTATTTTGGACCCCCACGCTTTAGAGCAATTTACGACCTCACCACAACAGGGGCTGCCAATGCGGCTCCAGGTAATAACCCAATTGCGTTATCTAATACTTTTGTTACTGGCGGCGCCGGTATCCCAGCCCATTCAGGCTCTTGGGATGGCACCACCCCGGGTGGTGTACTTTATCTCTCCGGAGGCGCTGCGCTGGGAGATGGCCGTAGTGCCAATGGCATCCTCGGTTCCTGCACTGGCTCGCTGATTTTTCCCAAGGTGAGATTACGTAATTCCGCATCAGACGGTGGCTTAAGTGATCCCACTAACGCCTACTTTGGAATGCAAACCACTCGTACGGCAACCAGCACAACTCCGGATGCAAGCATTTCGGATTATCACAAAGCCCTATACTCGGGATATGCCACCACAACGGCCGGTGGCGGCGGGGCTAACCCCACCAATCCACATGGGACGACAGGCGTAGAAGATTATGCATATGTGTTTTCGCTGGATGACCTGACCACCGGTAGTTCCGGGGTATATTACTATTCGTCCGGATCTCGCACAAACGGCACAGCCATTAACAGTTCTTCCAATAACACTTTGGACGCTGGATATAATAAGTTTACCGCGCCCTTCTATGGCGGTTTTGACGGATTTAATATTAACAAACCCGATCCTCTTTATAATAACGGGATGGGGACTACCGCAACTGAAGATAACAGCTACGAATATCATACCTATAAGCGCGCCATCGATACTGTCGCTGACCCGGAGTTTATAGATATGAATCTCTTGAGCGTTCCGGGCCTTACAAATGATTCTTTAACCACACATTCGATTCGGGTGTGCGAAAATCGTGCTGACTCATTGGCCTTGGTTGATTTGCCAAATGTTTATATTCCTTCTCACGAGGTTTATAAGTCTTCTAAGTCCGATAGAATCGGCACTACTCCCACCACTGCTGCGAATTCTTTGCGAGACCGCATAATTGATTCAAGCTACGGTTGTACTTTCTACCCTTGGGTTCAGACCCGGGATGAAAATACGGGAGCCCTATTGTGGATTCCACCGAGTGTGGCCATGATGGGTGTGTTGGCCAGTTCCGAGGCTGCAGCCGAACTTTGGTTTGCTCCGGCAGGCTTTAACCGCGGCGGTCTCTCTGAGGGAGCAGCAGGAATTCCGGTCACAGGAGTTTCACAACGACTCACCTCTAAAGAGCGCGACACTCTTTACGAGAGTAACATTAACCCCATCGCCTCTTTCCCCTCCAGTGGAATAGTTGTCTTCGGTCAGAAGACACTTCAAGAGCGTCAATCTGCTCTTGATAGAATTAACGTGAGAAGGCTTGTTATCTTCCTGAAGAAGCAGATTTCAATTCTTTCCACCAAGATTCTCTTTGAACAAAATGTTCAGGCAACGTGGAACCGGTTTATCTCTATGGTTGAACCTTTCCTCGCCAATGTGAAGACACGATTTGGCATCACAGATTATAAGCTCATTCTCGACGAGAGCACTACGACGCCAGATCTTATCGATCAGAACATTTTGTACGCTAAGATTATGATTAAGCCCGCGCGCGCCATTGAGTACATTGCCATCGACTTTGTTATCATGTCAACGGGGGCTTCTTTCGAAGATTAAAGATGTGGGGATTTTTCCCCCACCACACTACTTAAAAATAGATTATAGGAGTTTCAAACATGCCATTCTGGTCAACAAATTTCGGTGAAGATACCACTTTAAAAGATCCAAAGAGAAAGTTTAGATTTTATGTAGAATTTCAGGGCATTGCGGCTCCTGTCGGAGGCGCCACTCTCTGGTATGCTAAGACTGCAGCCAAGCCTAGTTTTGCGATTGAAACGACTGCACACGCTTATTTGAACCATACTTTCAAGTATCCCGGCAAAGTTACGTGGGATGACTTGGACGTTACTCTAGTTGACCCTGTTGACCCCGATGTAGCCGCAACACTTTCAGATATTGTGGTTAAATCTGGTTATTCTCCTCCCACTGACGCCACCACTGATAGTATGGGCACGATGTCAAAGGCGAAGGCTGCTGGCGCACTTGGAACAGTTATTATTACACAAATCGATTCAAATGGTGCAGAATTAGAGAAGTGGACACTTTGGAACTCATTCATTACTGCTGTAAAGTACGGGGACCTGGCCTATGGGGAAGACGACTTGACCGAGTTGACGGTTTCTCTAGCATATGATTGGGCTAGGATTCAAACGTTCGCTAACGGCTCTGTGGCCGTCGCTGGTGAGGGCGACACCTCATTCTTTAACGTATAGACATAAAATAAACGAGGTGTATATTGTCACGAAATAAGGAGCGCTCTGGAGGCGCTCAACAAAAAGATTCACAACCACCCCCGCAGATGATGCAAGAAGAAGGGGGAGGCGGCTTTTCCTTTGTTGTTCCAACAGAATTTGTAGAACTTCCTTCACAAGGTAGGTTTTATCCTGAGGGACACCCCCTTGAGGGGCAAGAAAGTATTGAAATCCGTCAAATGACTGCAAAAGAAGAAGATCTGCTTACTTCTCGAACGCTCCTTAAGAAGGGTATCGCCCTGGATAGGCTAATTAAAAATCTCATTGTAGATAAAAAGATTAAGCCTGACCTTCTTTTAACTGGCGATAGGAATGCTATTTTAATTGCTACTCGCGTCTCCGGATATGGAAATGTCTACACGACTAAGGTTACGTGCCCCAATTGTAGCGCTCAGCAAGAATATTCATTTGATCTAAATGAAGCTAACGTATATGATGGCAACAATGTAGAGGCGGGTTCCGCAGTTGATCATGAAGATGGAACCTTTACAACTACGCTTCCTCAAACCAAAGTAGAAATAACTTTTCGATTGCTCACTGGGCAAGATGAGAAAAATCTTCTTAATCAAATAGAGCATGCTCGCAAGAAGAGATTGGAAGAGAATGCGGTCACACGGCAGCTTAAACAAATTATCGTGGCCGTTAATGGCGATGAAAGCCAAGACCTTATCAACTATGCCATTGAAAATATTCCTTCAGGTGATTCCCGGCATTTACGATTGGTCTATAAACGAGTAACTCCCGATATAGATCTCACTCAATTTTTTGAATGCAACGAGTGTGATCACTCGCAGCAACTGGAGGTTCCGCTCACGGCGGACTTTTTTTGGCCTGACCGATGAATACATGGAGAACGTGTATGAGCAGTTCTTCTTTCTAAAGTATTCAGGCGGTTGGTCATTCTCCGAAGCCTATAATTTACCGCTTGGACTACGTAAGTGGTTTGTGGAGAGATTAGTTAAACAAATAGAAACGGAAAACGAAGCCGTTGAAAAAGCTTCTAAAGGAAGCACGAGTCATCAAACTTTATCGTCTCATAATCAGCCGGCTCCCCCTCCTCAAATGGCGGGAAAGAACAGACAGGGTTAAGCCCTGTCTTTTTTTGTGGATAACTAATTATTGTGTAACCCACAGAGGTAATGTGTTTTGGCTGTAACCCCAAAAGATTTGGAGCTCCTTCGTGAAAAAGCAACCACTCAAGAAGAGATTGCTGAAATAAAAAGAAGAATTCTAGACATGACCCAGGAGGAGCGCGCCCTCCTCGAAGAGCAAATAAAAGATCGAACCGCATTGCAGACGATCTTGAAGGTCGAGCTAACGACTGCTCACGAACTGGCTGAGACTCTTCTAAAACAACGAAATCACCTCAAAGCGATAGTAGATTTTGAATCGGATAGCGTCATTCAACGAGAAATACGCCTACAATTGGCTGAAACGGAGAATGAGCTAGCTCTTCGCGATTTGGCCACTTTGCGCAGGAAGATGAAAGAAGGCAAAGCGTATGATGAAGAGAAATTACAGCAGCTTATTGAGCAGGAAAAATACTTAAACCTTGAAAAGAAAGGGCGCGGAGTCATCCGGGGTGATTTAGCTGCCACATTCGGTATCCAAGCTAAGCTTGAGGCAAAAATGTTTGAGTGGGTCGCAGCCATCAACGACGGCACCGCCGGCGCCTTGGCACTGAAAAGAGCCCATATGTTAGTTGATGCGGTGGTGGAAGAATCTTTTTCGAGACTCTACGAAAACGCCAAAAAACTCATGGTGGAGTTTGATGAGATAACATCTAGTTTTGAAAAACAGATGCAGTTAGTACCCGAATATACCGCCGCCATTGAAGGCCAATACACAGCTTTGAATGAATTTGGTGTATCCATTGCGGGGGCCGCGGAAGCTCAAACGGATCTCATTAAAACAACCACTGATTATACCCTAATGAGTCGCGAACAGCAAGCTCAATTGATGACACACAGTGCCGTCGCCGCACAACTGGGGGTGGCCACTAGCGATTATGCCCAGGGAGTTCAAAACTCGATGAAAATGATGGGCCAGTCTGTGGATGGCGCCATAGAATCTCAAGGGGAATTGGCTGCAACCGCACGTCAGCTAGGTTTAGATCAAGGGGAATTTGCGGCTAAGTTTGCGGCCTCTGGTGGTGCATTGGCGAAGTTTGGAGATCAAGGAGTTCAAGCGTTTAAAGACTTGGCCCACATTTCTAAGATTACCGGCATGGAACTAGAGAAAGTTCTTCAATTAACCAATAAGTTTGACACCTTCGAAGATGCTGCCACCATGACAGGCAAGTTAAATGCAGCGTTGGGTGGGAATTTTGTAAACGCGATGGACATGATGATGACGACGGATCCTGCCGAAAGATTTGGGATGATCCGCGATTCGATATTGGATGCGGGGTTATCATTCGATGATATGTCCTATTATCAAAAGCAATTTTATACCGAGTCTTTGGGGCTATCGGATGTGGGTGATTTGGCAATGATGTTATCTGGGAATATGGATGATTTGAGTGATTCCACAGATCAAAGCGCAGAGAGCTTAATTGAACAAAAGCAAAGAGCCCAGGCTGTCATGACTATTCAAGAAAAATTTCAGGCTGTTATTGCTGACAATTCTGAAGCTCTTATTCAATTCGCAGACATTCTATCAGTCGTCGTGGGATGGTTTTTGGAATCCAAGGTAGCGGTGGGGCTTCTACTTGGTGCCATGATTGCTTATAAAGCTCTTATTATAACCACGACCGCGGTCGAAGCGGCCCTAGCTTTTGCAACTCAAGCAGGCACAGCAGCGACGATGGCTAAAACAGCAGTTACGGCCGTGAGCAATAATATTCAATTGGTACGTTACTTGCTTCAGCAAAAAATCCTTCTTTCAACCATCGCATCCACTGTCGCCACACTCAGTCTCGGAGCATCGATTGTGATAGCAACGGGAGGTTTAATTCTGATGATTCCCCTTCTTATTGGTCTTGCTTTGGGTCTTAAAAAAATGTGGGAACATGGAGGCGCTGCAAAGGGCATCGTTATCGCCCTGGGAATTGCAGTGGC